GTTGTCTGCGGATTCAAAAGCCGCCGGACGGTGGAACACCCACAAGGGGGGAGATTATTTCGCTATCGGTGTGGGCGGTGCCGTGACCGGTAAAGGTGCCGATGTCTTGATTATCGACGACCCACATAGTGAGCAAGAGGCCATGCAAGGTAGCCCGCAGGTCTATGAGCGAGTCTTTGAGTGGTACAACTCTGGCCCCCGCCAGCGTCTACAGCCGGGTGGAAGTATTGTGATTGTTATGACCCGGTGGTCTAAGAAGGACTTAACTGGTCAAATATTGAGCACCGCCGCCAAGAAGGAACTGGATGAATGGGAAGTCATAGAACTCCCGGCACTACTGCCTTCCAATAAACCCCTGTGGCCCGAGTTCTGGAAGCAAGATGAACTAGAAGCAATCAAAGCCGAACTTCCCGTTGGGAAGTGGGAAGCCCAGTACCAACAGAACCCCACCTCAGAAGAGGGCGCAATCATCAAGCGGGATATGTGGAAGATATGGGACAGGGACAGACCACCAGAGGTGGATTACATCATTCAGTCTTGGGATACCGCCTTTGAGAAAAACAACCGGTCTGACTACTCAGCCTGCACGACGTGGGGAGTCTTTTACCGGGATATTGATGGGATCGAAGTTGCAAATATTATTGTTCTGGATGCTTACAAAGAAAGGCTTGAGTTCCCCGAACTTAAAAGGCAAGCCTACGATATGTGGAAGGAATGGAGTCCCGACACCCTGATTGTTGAGAAAAAGGCAGCAGGGGCACCTTTGATTTATGAATTAAGAAGGATGGGAATTCCGATTGCGGAGTACACACCAAGCAAAGGGTCGGATAAGATAGCCCGTGTAAACGCTATATCAGATTTATTTGCGTCTGGGATGGTGTGGAGACCTGAGAAGAAATGGGCTGATGAACTGGTTGAGGAGATGGCTTCCTTTCCGAACGGAGACCATGACGACCTAGTTGACAGTACAAGTCAGGCTTTGCTCAGGTTTCGTCAGGGTGGATTTATTCAATTGTCTTCAGATGAGGAAGACAAGATGTTTGTGCCTCGAAAAGCGGCATATTACTAAAGGGATTTGATAATGGAAAAATCACTGTACCAAATGCCGGTGGGGATCTCTGAGTTCGCACCCGAGCAAGAGGGTCTTGAAATTGAGATCGATATTGAAAATGGCGACGAGCCTGCCATTGAGGTAGAGATTAGAGAGACCGGCTTTGACGCAAACCTCGCAGAAGACATGAACGAGGGAGACCTTCAGTCCATATCGGAAGAAATCTTAGATTTAATTAAGACGGACATTAATTCCCGCAAGGAATGGGAAAGAACCTACAGAGAGGGCATAGACCTGCTTGGTTTAAACATCGAGGAAAGAACCGAGCCTTGGGACGGCGCCTGCGGCGTTTACCACCCAATCCTTTCAGAATCGGTAGTGAAGTTCCAAGCAGAGACAATCCTTGAGACATTTCCAGCATCCGGGCCAGTAAAGACCAAGATTATTGGGAAAATCACCCGGGAAAAGGAAGAAGCGGCACAACGGGTTCAGGATGACATGAACTATGAACTCACCGAAAAGATGGTTGAGTACAGAAGCGAGCACGAAAGAATGCTTTGGAACCTGCCAATCTCAGGTTCTGCCTTCAAAAAGGTCTACTTTGACCCCACGATGGGCCGTCAGGTTGCGGTGTTTATACCGGCAGAGGACGTAATTGTCCCTTATGGAGCGTCTGATTTATTCTCTACCCCCCGAATTACGCATCGTATGCGTAAAAACCCTAACCAGTTGAGAAAACTTCAGGTTGCTGGGTTCTACCGGGACATCGAATTACCGGCACCAGATAGAAATACTACCGAAATTGAGAAGAAAAAGGACGAGGAAATCGGTGTAAACGTCATCGATGATGACCGCTACCTGATTTATGAGGTACATCTTGACTACGATCTACCGGGATATGAAGACCCCAACGAGATTGCGCTGCCTTATGTGATTACGATGGACTCTTCGGGCGAGATTTTGGCTATCCGAAGGAATTATCTGGAGGATGACCCCCTGCGTGAGAAGCGGATGCACTTCACGCACTATGTCTACATCCCCGGATTTGGGTTCTACGGCTTTGGGCTTATTCACTTGGTCGGCGGCTTTGCAAAAAGTGCGACATCTATCCTTCGACAACTCGTTGACGCAGGTACTCTTTCAAACCTACCCGGAGGGTTTAAGTCCAAAGACCTACGTGTAAAGGGAGACGATACCCCTATCGCCCCCGGCGAGTGGCGAGATGTCGATGTGACGGGCATGACGATCAAGGATTCGATTGTCCCGCTGCCCTATAAGGAGCCTAGCCGTACCCTGTATGAGTTATTAAACACAATCGTGACTGAGGGCCGCAAGTTTGCGTCCGTGGCAGACTTAAAAGTTGGGGATATGTCCAACCAAGCCCCGGTTGGCACGACTCTTGCAATACTTGAGCGTACTTTGAAGGTCATGAGCGCTGTTCAGGCCCGGGTTCATTCGGCAATGAAGCATGAGTTTAAACTCATCTCAGGGATTGTTCGTGACTACACCCCGGAAGTCTATGACTACGAGGTAGAAAACGCCCCCCAACGGGCAAAGCAGTCGGACTACGACATGGTGGAGATCATCCCCGTGTCCGATCCCAACGCTTCGACGATGGCACAGCGGGTTGTTCAGTACCAAGCCGCCCTGCAATTGGCCTCTTCAGCCCCAAATATCTACGATCTGCCCCAACTCCACCGGCAAATGCTGGAAGTTTTGGGAATTAAGAACGTTCAGAAGATTGTTCCGCTTGAGGAAGACCAAAAACCTGAAGATCCAATCTCAGAAAACATGGCTGTAATGACCGGAAAGCCAGTAAAAGCCTTTCTTTATCAGGATCACGAGGCACATATTAGGGTTCATACTAATGCCGCCCAAGATCCCAAGATTCAGAAGATTATTGGTCAAAGTCCCAACGCTGGCGCAATACAGGGCGCATTAATGGCCCACATTGCCGAGCACGTGGCCTTCCAGTACCGGGTTGAGATTGAAAAAATGCTTGGTGTGCCCCTGCCCCCAGAGGACGAGCGCCTTCCAGAGGATGTCGAGGTCGAACTCTCCCGTGCGGTTGCGGCGGCAAGCGACAAACTGCTCCAAAAGGATCAAGCAGAAGCCCAAGCCCAACAGACTCAGGCACTCCAGCAAGATCCGGTTGTGCAGATGCAGCAAAGAGAACTCGCTATCAAAGAAGCCGATGCCCAGAGAAAGGCCATCAAGGATCAGGTCGATGCAACTCTCAAAGAAAGAGACATCATGCTTCGGGACGAGCGGGAGCGTATGCGGATTGAGTCTCAAGAACAGATTGCCGGTGCCCAGATTGGGGCCAAGGCAGCAGAGGCTTCCATCCGAGAAGAGATCGAAGGAGCAAAAATAGGAGAAAGAATTGGGGCTAAGAGAGTATCTGGTCAGTGAGATCAAGAAAGAACAAGAGGCGTTGAAGGAGCGGTTGGCCTTCAACCCTGTTGAGGACTTCCTTACCTATAAGGAGACGGTAGGGGAGATACGTGGACTACAAAGAGTCGTAAGACTAATAGAGGATTTGCCAGATGAGTGATGCGTTTAAACTGCCTGAACCAAAGGGCTACAAAATCCTGATTGCCATTCCTAAAAGGGATGAGACTTTCAAGGGAACTCAGATTGTCCTGCCAGAGGACTCAAGAAGGAAGGAGGAAACGGCTTCCATCGTAGGTTTGGTAGTAAAGATGGGGACGCTCGCCTTTAAAGATGAAGACAAATTCCCAGACGGGCCTTGGTGCCAAGAGGGGGACTTCATCATGATGAGGGCATATTCCGGCACTCGATTCAAAGTCAGTACCCCTGACGGAGAGCAAGAGTTCCGCCTAATCAATGACGACACAGTTGAGGCCGTCGTTGCCGATCCACGGGTAGTTACCCGCATTTAAGGAGTTACAAATGGCTGAAGAACAGCAGATGGAAATAGAAGTAGAAGCACCAGAGATTGAGATTATTGACGATACCCCTGAATATGATAGGGATAAAAAACCATCAAAAGGTGAAGTCGATGTCTCCGATGACGAAATTTCCCAGTATTCGGAAAACGTCCAAAAGAGGATTAAGGATCTGCGCCGTGCTTACCACGACGAGCGTCGGGTCAAGGATCAAGCCATACGGGAACAGCAAGAGGCTATTGCTTACGCAAAATCCATAGCCCAAAAGAATCAAGAGTTACAAGAAAGGCTTTCCCGGGGCGAAAAGTATTTAGTGGAGACCAGCAAGGCCAAGAACGAGGCCATGCTCTCCCAAGCCGAGCGAGAGTACAAAGAAGCCTACGAGGCAGGGGACTCAGAGAAGTTGGTCGCCGCTCAAAGAAAAATGTCTGAAATCGTTGTAGAGAAGAGGGAGGTAGAAAATTATCGCCCAGCCCCTTTACAAACTGAAAATTATCAGGTAGAACAGCAAATACCGAGGGTTGTCCCTGATGATCGCACCCGTCAGTGGGTTTCTCAAAACGAATGGTTTGAGAGCGACCCGGTAATGAGAGGTGCTGCCTTTGGTATCCATGACGAACTCGTCAAGTCAGGATACGTCGCAGGATCTGACGCCTATTTCGAGCAAGTAGATGCTCGCATTCGGGATAACTTCCCGCATAAATTCAGGGTAAACAAACCTGCCGCAAACGTTGTTGCTCCTGCCTCTAGAAGCACATCGGGATCTAAAAAGATCACCCTGACCAAGACTCAAGTCGCAATTGCAAAGCGTCTTGGGGTTCCTCTAGAGAAATATGCCGAACAGGTTGCAAAGGAGATAAACAATGTCTGATCGTACACCCCGTGACTTAGAGACACGCTCAAACACAGAAAGAAAGAAAACTTGGTCTCCGCCGTCGTTGCTTCCAAATCCAAAAAAGGAAGATGGAATGGCTTATCGATGGGTCAGGAAATCGGTTTTGGGTCAAATTGATGACCGAAATATGGTTTCAAAACAAGATGAGGGATGGGTTCCAATTAAACGGGAAGATCACCCTGAACTCCAGCACTCGGGTAAAACCAGTGGTCTTGTTGAAATGGGCGGATTGGTGCTCTCCAAAATGCCGTCTGACATGGTTGGACAACGGAATGAATATTACCGTAAGAAAACCGATGATCAGACTGCGGCTGTTGACGCTAATCTGATGAGAGAAAATGATCCTCGGATGCCCCTGTTTAGTGAGCGTAAATCGACCACTACCAGAGGTAAAAGAGATTAACTTAGGGGTTTAATATGGCTTATCCAACCGTATCTGCTCCGTATGGCCTGAAGCCGATCAATTTAATTGGCGGTCAGGTTTTTGCGGGGTCAACTCGCCTAATGCAAATTGCAACGACGAATAACGTCGGCTATGCAACTAACATTTTTTATGGCGATTTAGTAAAGCGTGTGGCTGATGGAACGATTGAAAAGGACACAGGAACCGCTACGGCAACACCCAATGGCGTGTTTCTGGGTTGTACCTTTACCAATGCTTCTACCGGTCAAGTTCAGATTCAACAGTTCTACCCTGCAAGTCAGGCAGTAGCGGCAGGCACTAAGATTTTTGCCTATGTTGCTGATGATCCTGACACGTTGTTTCAAGTGGTTTCTTGTTCCTCTGGCACCACTGTTGCCCCAATGGGTATTTCTGCCATTGGTAACAACATTGCATTAATTCAAATTTTCTCC